CACTCGATCGAGACTCCGCACGCGGCCGAGATTGCTCGCTTCGTAGTGCTTCCATCCAGGGATGCGACGCCATTCCTCGCCATTCATGCCCGTCCCCGCTTTGCTCGAAACCGCCGGATCCGCTCGCGACGGAGGAGCCGCTCGAGCATCGTCCGCGTCTCCTCGAGCTCGGCGCGCGCCTGGTCGCGCTCGGTGTGGAGCTGCTCGACAAGCGCGCGCATAGTCTCCAGCGTCACGAGGTACGCCTTTGCCGACGTCGAGAGCTCGGCGAGCTGGGCGCGGTCGGTGTTGCTTGCGTCGCTCATGCCGCACCGCCCGGCCAGCGGCCATGCGTCTTGAGGAACGTCTCACGCGCGGCGGTGTCTCGGCATCGATAGAAGCCGTTGATCCGCTTGAACGGGATCACACGAGCGACAAACGTGCGCGTTCCGCATGAGTAGTGCGCTCGAGCGAAGTGATGCGCGTCACCGCCTGCGCGCCATTCGGCAGGATCGAGCGACTCGGTGCCACCGCATGCGCGACAGATCACGAAAAGCCGCTCCATCACACGATCCAGAGCAGGAACCAGAGCCCGCCGACAATCAGAGCCGCGCCGATGAACGCCTCGAACCATGCCTGATTGGTCGCGGTCATGCCTGCTCCTCTGCCCACCGCGTGACGGTGTCTGCCATGCTTTCGCCGATGTAGGCCGCTGCCCGGATCAGCTCTGCGATCCGAGGCTCAACGCGTCCGACCTGGACCGTCCTCCGCGCCTTGCCCTTCATCGGGCGCCCTGTCTGCTTCTTGTCCTCGCTCATGCTCTCTCTCCAGAGTGTGAGGTTCTACCGGCTAAGGCCCGACCTCCGAGGAGGTACGGGCCGGGCGAGGCGCCGGGGCGTGTCAGAGCGTGTTCGCGTGCCGCACAGCCTCGATCCATGCGTCTGCAATGTCCTCGCCTGCATCGAAGCACAACCGCGCAAACTCCTCGCGGTCCTGCTGTCCCATGACGCAAGACCACGCCTCGTCGGTAATGCTGCTCAGGAAGTTCAGAGCGTCGGCGATGTATTCGGTGCGGAGCTGGTTGCGGGTCATGATGTCTCTCTCGGTTGACTCGCCGGGTTCCCCCCCGGCGATGTCTTCATCTTAGTGCAGCAGAAACCAGCCGTCCACATATCCGCTGCACTTTTATCAATCTTTCTTGCAGCGTCGACGAGAACGCGCACGGGATCGCTATAATGCCCGATCCGGATGCATCGTAGCCGCGACCGCGACCGCAAGCCCGAGCGCCTGCCACGCGTGCGAGCTGACACCGTAGAGCGCGCCCGGTGTCCGCTTGGTGCCGATGGCCGTCGCCCGCTCGCCTCCGTGCATCTCGATCATGCGAGCCCGGACGGCTGCGTCGCGGTTGCCAGGTGCTCCGAGGAGGTCAAGCCAGAGCAGAACGTCTCGCCTGGTGAGCCAGACGAACTCGCAACCACCGAGGATCGCGCGCTCCCGGACGCGTCCGAAAACCTCGGCAGTGTAGAGCAGGGACGAGCCAGAGATCCCGTAGCTCTGCACGCGCTCGCATGCGACGAGGTCGCACTCCGCCGCCTTGATCCGGAGTGTGATCTCGTCGAGTAGCTCCGGAACCGGTCGCGCCTTCCACGCCTCGAGGACGCGACGCTTCTCCGTGTCGTAGAGCACGACGCCGCACTTTTGCGGACCCGGGTCGATTGCCAAAATACGCACTTGGTTTCTCTCTCTGGCCGAATCTGGCCGAATCTGGCCGAATGGGAAGGCCCGCCCGATGCCGCTCCGTGGTGGGAAGCGCCGCCCCCGGCGCCGAGAGCAGCGTGCGAGCCGGTCGAAGTGCCTTGCCTACTGACTACGACCGCGTCTCGGACGGGCGGGCCGCGGTTACTATGCGCTGCCGTTAGGGTCAAGGTCAAGCGGTGACCCTGCGACCGCTGCCGCCCGCGATACAGTCTCGGCAGAGAGAGAGGACAACCATGCTCGACTTTCAGACGGTCGACTGCCCTGCGTGCGCAGTCGGCTACAACCCGTCGACCGGAGGCCACTGCAGGCGGTGCCGCGGAGACGGGAGAGTGCTCGCGTGCACGCGGTGCGGCGGTGCGGGGTACTACGAAACGACGCTAGTGCTCGACTCGCGACGCCAACTCCTTGAATGTTGCTGCTTCCGCTGCCTCGGTAGCGGAGCCGAGCCGCCGCCGCTCGAGGAGGACTGATGACCGGCGAGGAACTGCGGAGGAATCTCCGCCTATCGTGGGGCGATGGTCGCGCGTTTGGGATCCGGGAGCTGGACGGCGTGCTTTTGTCGATGCGTGATGCGTTTCCTCCGCACATTGACGTTTCGCTCGTCTGCGCGACGTGCATGCCTCCGGAGCGCGTCCTCGACGTGACGACGCGCATTATCCTCGGAGCCTACGGGACCGTGCGCGACTGCCTCGACGCACTCGACGAGGCTCCGACCGTCGTCCGGTGCCGCGATGACGACGGCGAGCCGACCGGCATGTATCGCCTCGTCTGGGCGCATCCAGGCGGCAGGATGATCCTGCACGTCTACGCCGAGGATCTCATCGCAAACGGCCTCGAGCTCTGACAGAGGAGAGAGCATGACAGACCCGTATTTCTCGCGACCTGGTGTGAACTGGTCGCGCTTGAAGCTCGCCCGCTCGAGCGTCCTCCACTACCGGGACACGCCAGACCGCCCCGATACCGCCGCCCTCGGCATGCTGCGGGCCGTCCATGCAATGGTCCTCGAGCCGGAGCACGTCGCTCGTGACTTCGTCGTCTGGACCGGCGCCGCTCGTCGCGGCAAGGTCTGGGAAGCATTCAAGCTCGACAACGCGGACCGCACAATCTTGACCGAGAAGGAGCACCGAGAAGCGTCGAGGATCGCGTCCGCTGTCATGCGCTACACGCCGGGCGCCGAGCTCCTCGCCATGAACGACGCCCGGACCGAGGTGCCGTTGTACTGGCGCGATGCGCGGACCGGCCTCGAGTGCAAGGGAAAGGCGGATCTCGTCATCGAGCGCGGTGACGTCGTGTGGCTCGTCGATCTAAAGTCCGTCAGATCCGTGAACCCGCGACAGATGGCAAGCGACGCCGCCCGAATGGGCTACCACGGCCAGCTCGAGCACTACGCGCTCGGCCTCGAGGCGGTCACCGGAAAGCCCGTCGAGCGCGTCGGCCTCCTCTGCGTCGAAGGCACCGCGCCGCATGATTGCGGGCTGTTCTGGTTGGATGACGTCTCGCGCCAGGCGGGCCGCGCGCTCCGAGATGACCTACTCTCGAAGGTCGCAGACGCGAGCCGGGAGCAGCACTGGCCCGGACAGGTGCCGCGCCCGGCGATGATGACGCTCCCGAGCTGGGCACTCGACGAGGCGCACGACTTCACAGACACATTTACCGGAGGGACCGATGCCTGATATCTCGCACACGATCACCGCTAAGAGTGACCAGCTCAACGCCGGCGACCTCGCCGCTCCTGTCGTCGTCGAAGTCCGGGCCGTCCGCGTCGTCAACGAGGAGCAGCCCGTGCACGTCGAGCTCGTCGGAACCTATCAGCCGTGGAAGCCGTGCAAGGGTATGCGGCGCCTCCTCGCGCAGAGCTGGGGAACGAACACCGACACTTGGCCTGGTCACCGCGTCGAGCTCTACAACGATCCGACAGTGACGTGGGCGGGGCAGGCGGTCGGCGGGATCCGAGTCTCGGCGATCTCCGGCATCGACAAGCCGCTCCGGTACGTGATGCGGACGTCGAAGAAGGGAACGCAGACGTATGAGGTCCGTCCGCTCGAGCGTGGCAAGGGGATCGAGGAGGTCCGTGCCGGTCTCCTCGACTACGCTGCCGGTAAGGGTGTGAGCCGCGAGCAGATCGACGCGTTCCTCGCCGAGCATGGCACCGCCCTCGAGGAGCTCAACGCCTCCGACCTCCGCGCACTCGGAAAGGATCTCGACAAGGTCCGCGAGCACGCCGCCTCGGCCTCGTGACGGTGTACCTACCGACGCCGCCCGGTCTCGTGGTGCCTCCGATCAAGGTGCTTCACCGCGACCTCCTCCGGGCGATCGTAGAGCACTGCCCTCGAGGCGGCGGCGTGACGATCGCCGAGCTCGGTCCGATGATCGATCGGCAGGAGGGATCCGTGCGGCATGCGCTCTCGGTGCTCCGATGGCACGGCCTCGTCGCGGCGTACTCGGTGACGGCTACGCGAGCTCCTCGGCCTGCGACGCTGTCGCCGACGTTGGAAGCGGTCCTCGAGTGGATTCAGCACGAGGAGCACTGCGGGCGATACTGCGCAAGCCGCACGATCGGTAAGCGCTTCGGACTCAGTGAGCGCGCCGCCGGCTTTCATGTCATGCGGTTGCGCCAGCTCGGCCTGGTCTGGCCTCGAGGCGTTGTGCGCCCGACTCCGGAGGGTGTTCGGTGGGACCGCGATACGCCCTGGTGATAGGTTGAGCCCGGGGCACCGATGAACCTGCGCGAAACACTGACCCAGGTTGCCGACCGGCTGCAACTCGCGTTCGTCATCGGCACGGTTCCGACCGACGGCAGCGGCGATATCCTCCTGCTCCACGCAAACGCCGCCGCGGCTGCGCTCTTCGGCTATGCGGACCCGACAAGCATGCGCGGCCTCGACGTCCGGGCTCTGATGCCTCCCGAGGTCGCTGCCGGTCATCAAGGACACGTAGGCGGCTACGTCGACCGCGTCGCCCGTCGTGAAGGACGGATGACAGCGTCGACGATCATGGGCGCATGGAGAAACCTCGAGGGAGTCAGGCGCGACGGGTCACGGGTCGCCCTCGCCGGAAACGTCGCCGACATTGTGAACAGCGAGGAACGCTATTTCGTTGCGATCTTCCGCGACCGCACTACCGAGGTGGAAGCCGAGGACCGACTCACCGAGGCTGCCGAGCGCGCGGACGAGCTCCGACAGGCTGCCGAGGATGCAGCTCGACAAGCCGACGAGGCTCGAGCCGCTGCCGAGGACGGCCTCCTCCGACAGCAGCGCCTATCAGGACAGGTGACCCTACTTCGGCAAATCTTCGCCGGAACGGTCGGCCTGGTTGTGATGCTTGGCGCGCTTGTCGTCGCTCAATGGTCGACAGGATCCACCGGCGAGGGGCTCTCGATGATTAAGGACGTGCTCCTCGTCCTGACCGGTATCCTCGGCTCTGCTATGGCGTCGGTGTTCGATAGCCGGAAGCAGGAAGGATAAGCGCCGCCGCCGGGCGAGGCGCCTTACTCCGCCGCGCATGCCTGCCGGGCGATGTAGGCGTCCCGGATTAGCCCGCACTCTGGACGGTTTGCCGAGCTCTGCCCGTACTGCCAGCACGCCTGGAGAGAGCACGCGAGACCGAGCGGGTCTGCGATGCACGCCGGCGGAGTCTCGGCGAGCTTGTCGCGGAGCTCGGCGTCGATGACCATCGGACGCGACGCCGCGGTGAGGATCTCGGTTTGCCCGTCAAGGATGGTGTCGAGCTGCTGTGCCTGCGCCTCGAGGACCTCCGAGGTCGAGTCGGGCGCCGTCGCCCGGCCTGCCAGGAAGCCGCCCGCGGTGAGCACGACGGCAGAGACAGAGACAATCGCGATCGATGTTCCAACCGGCATCATTCGCCCCACTGCATGCACCCGACCGCGAGTGCGCGTCCGACCGCCCGGAGCCCGTCGGCAGTCATTAGCGCCTGGTTGCGCTTGGAGTCGATGAAGAAGGGCTCGTAGCAGATGCCGGAGAGGTTGCCGGGACCGCTGTAGATGCCCTTGATCGTGGTCATCGCGCGCGCCCACGATCCCTCGTGGTCTGCCGCTCGGACGAGGGTGCGATCCAGCGCGGCGTTATCGGTGCCGAGTGCATCGGCCACGGCCTCGGCGAGCGCATGCCCTCCGCGGCTGCGAGCATCATGCAGCACCAGACCGTAAGAACCGCCGCCGGCGTTGATGTGACAAGCGACGTAGGCAATCCGCTCGTCCGGGTTCTCGCGGGCGATCTCGCAGGCTCGGGCGTGTCTCGCACTGTACCAGCCGTCCTCGAGCACATAGACCGCATGGCCCTCGGCGTTGAGGAGGTCCGTCGCCGCCTCGATGTAGGCGCGGGTCAAGTCGACCTCGTAGACGGTCCGCCCGTCGAGCTCCACCGATGCGCCGCGGTCGTTCTTGCCCGGCTTGCCGGCGTGCTGCCGGTCGAGGATGACGATCACTCCGGCACCCCGTTGACGGTGACACTCGGGAGACCGTCGAGCTTCGCCACGAGCGCCTCGTGCCGCTTGTACAAACCGCCCACCTTGCGCTCAATCGTGTCGAGCTGCGACCCGAGCGCCTCGGAGCGGCTGTGGCAATCCTGCATCGAGTCGAGCCACGCCTCCCGGTCTGCCTTGTGCTGCGCCAGGAGCTCGTCGACCTGGTTGAGATGCTGGTCGACCCACCGCTTGACCGCTGGGAGGATGGTCTGCGTGCCGAACCGCCACAATCCGAGACTCATGCCGAGGAGCAGCACGAGCGACGAGGTCGGACCGGTGAGAAGGGAAATCGTCGCCTCGTCCATCATGGAACTCCGTACCCGGCTGCGATCAGTGAATCCGCCGCCAGGTGCGCAACCGGCTTAGCATCGTCGGCGAGGAGGTCGCTACCAGCTCGAGCAATCCGAGCCGCTGCGAGCGCGTCTGCGGCTGCCTCTGAGAGCACGATCATCACAACCGCGCGCCCGTCCTCGAGGACGCCAGCGGAAGCGCCGCCGCCGTTGTAGGTGCTCTGCGGCATCGTGTGCGTGATGCGCGAGACGTCCTCGGGGAGCTGGACGCCCTCCGCGGCGAGCTCGTGGATCACTCGTGGGCGGTAGCTCATGCGTCAAGCTCCAGGATCTCCACGCGATCGATCGTGGCTGCGGAGGATCCACCGCCCGAGTAAATCTGCGTGACGGCGTAGAGGGATGCAAAGCCGCTCGGACCGGTGTCGATGCTCACCGCCGAGGTGCCCTGCGGAGTGTGAAGCACCGATGCACCGGGCGTCGGAATCGTCGTCGGCATGCTCGTCGACAGTGTGACGAACGAGTCGCAGAGCCGACCGCGCCAGACAACGAACGTACACACGTAGTCCGCGAGCACGGTGCCGCTCGTTCGGAGCGTGCCGCCGACGGACTGCGAGCCGCTCTCGGAGCGCATGCCGCGGATCAGGAAGTTAGCCCCCGAGCGGTACTGCTGAATGCCGAACGCGAGGCCCGCGGTCCGGTGGTTTCCGCCGCTCGAGCACCAAACGCCGACGGTGTCGTTGTTGCTCGCGCCGATCGAGGCATTCCGCACGCGAACGTTGATTAGGTAGACCTTGTCGAGCGCCGACATGTCCTGCCCATACGTCGCCGGATCCAACTTCCAATAGCTCGCGGCTTCGCTGTTGTTCTGGCTGTTGGAGATCCGGATACCGGCGTTTGCCGTGCTCGCGACGCATGTACCGTTGGAGGTGTTGACCGTGTCCAGGTAGCCCGAGACGACGCGCGTCGCGGTGTCGGCGCTGTTGCGGACGTTGGTATCGCCTGCGCCCTTGGTGAAAGTCAGGTCAGTGATATCGCCGTCGGAGAGGTCGATATCCGCAAGTCCAGACCATCCACCAGCCGCCGCGGCTGCGACGTCGACCGCATGCACCGCAGTCGCGAGCACGTTGCCGGAGCTGTCGAGCGCGTCGAGCTCGAGCGCGAACGAGTCGCCGTCGGTGCTGCCGCTGAACGTGTAGGGACCGAGCCCGGAGCCGGAGACGGTCGTCGAGCCTACGGCGTTGGTGACGTTCGCCGAGTAGCTCGAGATCCTCAAGCCCGTGTCGGTGAACGCGGAAAACGTCTTAGCCGTCGGAGAGCCACCGGCAGAGACGGCCTCGAAGGTAGACGCGGGAGGCTCGACAGGCGCGACGGCGCCGCCGCTGGTCGTCGTGCCGGTGACGGTCGGAGAGCGTGCCATCGGTCAACCCTCGGGGCTGGTCGCGAGGAGCTCCACGACGTCGTAGAGCCCGAGCGACTGGAGATGCGAAGCGAGCACGGGCGTCTGACCGGCTGCGATACGGGCGAGAACGTCTGCCTTGACCGTCTGCCAGGTAGCCGCATCCCACGCGGAGCGGACGAGGAGGACCTCCGTCTCGCCTTGGATCGCCGGTGTGGCGTCGATATCGTCGCGCGTCATGGTGCGTTTCCTGCCGGTCCGATCGGCGTCCGGATCACCCGGTAGAACACCGAGAAAGCGTTAGTCGCGCCCGCAGAGATCACCCGAGTATCCGGAGCGCCCATCGAGAGCTGGAGGTAAACGGTGCCCGTGTAGTTAGTCAGGCTGCGGTTGTTAAACCCGGTGTGCGTCCCGTCGGAGCGCAGCGCCCATGCGAAGGACTGCGCGCCCTTGCCGAACGCAAACGCACTCCGGTAGTACCCGAACCGGTTGTCGGCGTTGAGCGCGGTGAGCGGCGACGCGTTCGTCCGAATCTGCCCGATGTAAACGTAGTTGCTCGCGTGATCCGGCGAGAACCAGAGGCCGGCGAAATTGGCGGTAATCGTGCTCGTCGAGGTCGGAACGGACGAGATCCCGAGCGCGAACTGCGTCCGGGCGCTGCCGAGGACTGGCGGAGTGTCGACCCACGCCTCGATGGTCCAGCCGTCGTCCGCGAGGTCGACTGCGGTGCCGTCCGGGTAGGTGAGAGCCTTGTAGTAGCGGAGCCCGCCGAACGTCGAGCCGTCGATAGCGTCGCTCGAGGTGCCGGTAAAGCCGTTCCACGTCACTGTCGTCTCGTTGCCCGAGACCGCGACCGAGGAGACGCGCCCGTTTCCGTCTGGATCCGAGGACGTCCAGCTCCCGTCGGTGACGTCTACGAGCTCCCAATCCGGGAGCGCTGCCGCGGCGCTGCTACCGCCGCCGCCGCCCGCGATGGAAGGGGAGCGCGCCACCGTTACTCCTGCTCAAGCATGACCTGAGCGAAGCTCGAGGCCGTCGTAGCAGAGACGAAGATCGAACCGCCGCCGGTCTGCCGCCCGGCAGTGACGCGCCAGGTGAGGCCGGCAGTCGGGACCGGGAGCCAATCGGTACCGATCGATGCGCCGTCGGTGCCGCTCGAGGCGAGCGCGCCGAGCTGGGCGACGTTGGAGCCGTCGACGACGAACACCGAGACGCGCCGCGCCCACGTCGGGAGGATGATCTCCCGCGCGTTGTTGGCCGTCGCGTCGAGCGTCACACGCTTGGTGAGGAATCCAACAGCGGGCAGAGCCTCGCCGCTAAGGTCGGTCGCTGCCATGCTGCCTCCGTTGCCCGAATCCTACCGCGCGCGGAGGCTCTCGGCTACCGGGAGACGGGCTCGTAGAGCGAGAACGTGCCGACGATTGCCGAGGTATCGATCTCGAGCGTCGACAGGTACGCCGGGCCGTCGATGTAGACCTCCGGATCCACCAGGCGCACGAGGTCCCCTACCTCGAGCTCGAGGAACTCCGGAGCGAGGCGATACCGGACGGTCCGGATCTGCGCCGCCTGGTACGCAAGCCGCTGGTGTGCGACGTACTGCCCGCCCGTCTCGCCTGCCAACCAGGGCGCCTTGATCGTGGTCGTCGTCTGCCCGGCTGCGACGTCTGCCGACTGCACTCGCGAGAGGAGCTGCCCGACGACGCTCGACTCCTGCGCCAGTCGGGCGCGCTGCCCTTGAAGCATCGTGGTTCCGTCTGCGGTCACGGTGCGGATCGCCTTGCCTGCGTAGTCGCCGCACTGGACCTCGATCGTGCCGGTGAGGTCGGAGAGGCGCCGCTCGTACTGGATGACACCGACGCGCCAACAATCGAGCCCCGCTCGGAGCGTGCCGATCGCGTCTGCCGCCGTAGCTCCGAGGTCCGCCGTGATTGCGTAGAGCCCTCGAGGACCGGTGCGGAGACTCATAGGCAGGAGCGGCAGGAGCTCGCGAGAGACGAAATCCCAGACGCCTACCCGCTCGTCGATGTAGCCCTCCACGTCGAAGATCGGGAGACGGTCAAGCGCGCTGTACAGCCGAGGCCAGTCAACCGGCAGAGACGAGCTCGAGAGCGTGAGGTTTAGAAGCTCCTGCACCGTCCGGAGCGGACCGTCCTGCTCGCCGTTGGTGAGCCCGTAGAAGGTGTCGAAGTCGTCATGCATCGAGACGAACGAGAATCCGACGCGGTCGCCGAGCGCGCGGTTTGGATCGTTGCTTGTGCTGTTTGTCGAGCTCGCCGGGCTGATGCTTCCGGAGCCGGTCGTGATCGGAGCGCTCGAGTCGTTGTAGCGGACCTCGGCGCGCGTGTTGAAGTAGTCGTAGAGGTTGACCACCGTACACGTGCGACCGCCGATCACTTTGTGGAACGGGACAAGGCCGGTGACGTACTGTCCGTCCTGGTTGAAAAGCACCGCAACCGGAGCGTCCTCGGTGCCGCTCGAGGCGCGGAGGATCTGCGTACCGTCGCCGCCGTATGCGCCCGCCTGCGTCGCATGTCCGCAGAGAATAAGCGCCGCCGGGAACGCGCCCGCCGGGTTTCCGAACCGCGTTACGCCGTTGTTTTCGAAGATCGAACCGTATTTGACCTCGGTAAACGCGCCGGGCCTCGTCCGCTCCCAAACGTCGGCGGCCTGTGTCGCGTAGACGCTGCCGCCGGTCGGGTTTGCGCGCCTCGTCTGGTTGAGGTTGCCCGGGTTGCCGATGACCATCGGTGCCACGGTGCCGCGGAGGTCATCGAGCACGCCCTCTCGACCACCGACAGAGAGCGCCCCGTGTGGCTGCGACGTAATCGTGAGGTCATACTCGGTCGGGCTCGTGAGCAGGTCTGGCCACGTCCCACGATCGATCCAGGGCGCCGCCTCGATCGAGAACGTGACGGGCTCGCCCGGTGCGCCGTAGGACGGTTGCTGGACGTTGCCGACGATCAGCACGCGCCGCGACTCGTAGGCGGTGCCCTCGATCCAGACCGATAGCTCAGCCTGCGCAGTGTCGAGCCGGAAGCCTGCCGCGACTGCCTCTGCAATGTCGTAAGGCCAGCCGACCGACACAGGGACCGACTGCCGATCGATGCTTTGCGAGAGATACTGGAACGTCTCCGAGTAGCCCGAGACCGATAGCGTCGGAGTGTGCGCGATCGAACCGCTCGAGGAGCTCGGCGAGACTGCCGACGTGGAGAAATGGTAGTCAGCGCCGTGGTAGGTCACGCGGAGGAGGAAGTGCCACCGGCGCTGCCGCCCGGACACCGATGCGGGCCACGCCATTAAACCTCCTCCTCGATCGTGAGACGCGCCAGGCGCCAGACCTCGTCGGCGTCCTCGTTGCCGAGGATAGACTCAAGCCGCACCGGGCTCGTGATGCGCCCGTATACCGCGGAGCTCCTCGAGGTGAGGGTCTCGGTATCGGGCGTGCCCTTGGCGACCTTCGGCAGGTACACAACCGGGTGAAGCGGTCCCGAGAGCAGCTCGAGCACGCCTCGGACGTCGTAGAGCACCGCGCGCGTGTAGGCGATCGGCTCAATCCCTCCGGACGTCGTCGAGAGCATGTAGTCGGCGTCGGAGCTGTTGCCGTCGACCTGCGTCGAGTCGATACCGTCTGTCCACGCGACTTCGACCGTCCGACGAGGCGGGCCGACCTGGTAGGGCTGCCGCTGGCCTCCTCGAGCCTGGTTTAGCTCGACATTCCACGCGGTCTCGATGATCCGGCCCCACGAGTAGTCGGTGCCGAACGCGACGAACGGGCCGACGATCGCGGAGCCGATCGTGAGATAGCCGTCGGGCGTCTGCTGCGCGTCGATGTTGATCCGCAGCCCGCTGTAGCTGTCGGCGTCGCGGACGATGACGGTAGCGGACGTCGGTGCGATCTCGCCGCTACCTGATGCCGCTTCGGTGCCGTCGACGCCCTCGAGGACGAGGCGCGGACGCCGTACCGTGCCGCCCGACGCGGTGAGCAGACCGCCTCGGGTTGCGACGATGCGCCTCCGATGTGCGTTGGAGAGCTTGATCCAGGCGCCGTTGTACTCGCCTTCCGGGATCTGGATCGTCTCTGACGCGCTGGTGAGCTCGACGACGTTGCCGGTCCGCGTCCACGAGACGCTCTGCTCGAAGTCGAGCGCGGTGACGGTGACCCACGAGCTCGTGCCGGTGTCGTAGCCCTCGAGGGTTCCGCTAAACCAGTTGATTCCGGCGAGGTGGATGCCCCACGTATCCGAGAGCGGTCCGTTCTCGTCGAGTCCGAGTCGGCTCGGATTGAACGCGAGCGCGAGAGACTGCGCGCTCGTGTTCGTCGACCGCCATCCGACCGCGGGAGAGGCAAGCACCGACGGGAGCACCCGCTCGCCGCCGTAGCCGTAGGAAAGCGGGAGGTCGTAGGCGTCGCCAGGTGCCGAGGGACCGTCGACCGCGCGAACGAACGCGCCTGGCTGGAGCTCCGACCACCGGCCCGAGAGCGGAACCGGTGCGAGCTCGTCCGGGTTAGTTATCGCGGCGCTCGTGAGGAACCGGAGCCCGGTGTGATTGTTGGAAATGACGAAGAAGTCGCGCCAGGTCTGATCGCTTAGACCGGGACCGTCGGCGCCGAACCGGATGAAATGGAGAGCCGCCGCGCTCGAGGTGAGCGTCGGCGCGACGTCTGCGACCACCGTCCAGAGGTTGTCGGCCTTGAGCGAGGCCGGGCGACGGTAGAGGACGAGATCGCCCGCCGAGGGTCCGACCTTTGCCGAGAGCTCGAACTCCTGAAACTCGGTCATATCCACCGACTCGGTAGCTATCGCACTGCCGGCGACGTTGTCGCGGACGGTGACGCCGCCGGTAGAGAACCGGATCGATACGTCGAGGATGTTGCTTCCGTCCCGAACCTTGAGCTGCACCGCGCACAGATTCGAGAGAGCGGTCCCGGTGTCGCACTTGACCGTCCACCGGAGCCGCACGCCTTCGGTGCCGCTGCCGTCGGGCTGTAGCGTGTAGCTCTCCGCCTCGCCGGCGCCGGTCTGGATCCGCATTCCGTCGATACCGATCGTGTTCGTCGGCGTGCCGGTGGTTGCTCGAGTCCATCGGACATTGTCGGGCCGGTGCAGACCGTACCAGCAATGTTCCCAGCCGACCGCGGCGTCCGGGCGGGAGAGTGCCGTCGGGCTCGAGGCGCCGAGTGTCTGCGAATGGTAGCCGCCGAGCATGAGCACCGAGAGCGAGTCGTCTGCGGTCGTGCCGTCGAGCTTCCAGTTCGTGACGAAAGCGACGCGCCCGCCCTGCGCCGCTGCGACGAACGCGCGCGGGTAGTCGTTCACGTTGCCGGTTGCGCCGCCACCGTCGAGCGGGTTGGGGCTGCCGCTGTCGACGTCCCAGACCGTCCCGTAGCTGCCCGAATACATCGAGGAGCCCCACGATCGGAACGTGACACCGTCGGTGCAGACCGCGCACCGGACCTCGCGCCCGCTCGTCCCGTCGTCGGGCCGGCGCCAGTAGACCGCCATGAGTCCGGAGGTCATCGAGACGAGCGCGCACTCCGGATCGGTGAGCGTGTAGAGCAGAGTCGCGCCGACCTGGTCGACCTCGCCGCCGTCCGTCTTCGTCGGGCTCGAGGAGTCTGCCGAGCTGGTCTCGGTGAACCGCTGCACCGCAGAGCCGAGCCGGTCGACCTGGATCCCGACTGTGATCGTTGACGCTGCGAGCCCGTTTGCGTAGTTAGAGTCGCTGACCTGCACTCGCGCGACCTCGAACAGACCATCTCGAGCCCGGACCACCGGAGCGCCGCCGCGGTAGGCGACGTCGTCGGTGGCGACGAGGCTCGTCGGCTCGTCGACGACGCCGAACGATGCGCCGAGGTCCGAGCTGTGCCACTGGAGCAGAAAGTCACCGACGCGCCGTCGGTTGGTGTCGTGGTGGACGAGGTGCATCATTAGGAGGACCTGCCCATTCGCGTAGGCAGCTCGACACCGTCGGACGTCCCAGCCAGACGCGCCCGAGCCGGGCGCCCCTGCGATGTTGATTCCGTCCCGCTGCGTCGACGGATCGATGCTCGTGGAGCCCGAGAGCACCGACCGCGCGTAGGAACTCCACGTCGAGCCGGCGTCGTCGCTGTAGTAGACGTCGAGGTTGCAGGTCTCGGACGTCCCTGTGCCGCTGTCTTCGGTCCAGAAACCCACGAGAAGCCGCTCCGAGCCGTCCTCGCGTGGAACACTGATGATCCACGGGTACGGCTCCTGTCCGGTGTAGGGCCGAGCGGCGATGGTAACAGCGCTCGAGACGGCGCCGGTGCCGCTGTTGATGGTCCGGGCCTCGATCTGCTGGACGCTTCCGAGCGCGGTGCCGGCCTTCGCATTGACGACGACGACCGTGCCGTCCTGCATGGTGAGCGCGTCCGGGTCGGTGAAGCTCGCGACGCCTGCGCCGACACCGAGCGCGATGGTCTGTGAGGCTCGGATCGCCACGGGTGCGTCCTGCCCTCGGTAGCTGGTGCCGCTCTCGCCGTCCTGCTTCCACGCGACGCCGAGGGACTGTCCCGGGAGCCCGCCGGCGATGGTGAGCACGTCGAGCGCCGTCTCTGCGTCGCCGCGGGCCTCAAGGCGGAGTGAGGTCGTGCTCGAGGTAGACGGTCGCCCGAGCTGCCGCCCGGCCTGCGTTAGACCGGTCGACTCGGATGTCCAGATCGCAGACTCGTCGCGAAGCCGCGGGTCCTGGATCAGTAGACCGCGGAGGGTGTCCCGGGATGCGTCTGCCATGTCAGCTCCTGCGCCCGGTCACCCTATCACCGCGGAGCGCACTACCGAGCGGCGTCGGTGCGCTGATGTTGTCTTGGACGAACTCGTCGAAGACCCGATGCCGGTAGACCATCTGCACAACCATCGGACCACCGGCGCCGCGTCCGCTGTTAAGCGCGTTGACGCCGCCCTCGCCGATGTTGGCAACCGCCTCGCGGGAAAGGATCGCCTCACCGGGGAGGACTGCCGCGGCGACCTGGTCGCCGGTGCCGGCGTTGATGATGCCGCCTCGGTCGAATGTCGGCGGCTTTGCGCTCGCGACTGCGATGGTCTGTGCCGCTGCCGTGCTCGCAACGCTTGCGGCCTGAATGACGTTGAGCGGCGGCGGCAGGCTCGCCGCGGTGACGAGTCCCTCTGCGAGTCGGAGTGGGATCGTCGCGAGCGCGAGCGCCTTCGAGAACGCGAAAAGCGTTGCGGCGTTTTTCTTGGCGCCCTGTCCGCCGGCCTCGGCCATCGCGGTAGCAGCGGTGCCGGCGAGGCTCGAGAGGCTATCGAACGCCTCCGCGGTCGTGCTGATGATCTGCTGCTGCATTGCGAGCGCGGCCTCTGCCTCCTCGCGCATGCGCTCCATCTTCTCCTCGTGGAGTTTCTCCTCGAGCGCCGCAAGCGCGATCAGTCGCTCACCGTCTGCGGCTGCCATCGCGGCGCGGAGCTGCTCTGCATCTGCGTCCGCCTCGAGCGCGGCCTCGATGACGTCTGTTTCTCGGATGTACGCAAGCTCAATCTTTGCGCGCTCCGAAAGACGCGCCTCGGACGCCTTGCGCTGCGCGGCCCGTAGCCGCTCCAGATCGCGGATCGCGGCGTCGGTGGCCTCGGTGCCGGCTGCGACCGTCGGAGCGCCTGAGTCGCCCTCTGCCGCCGCGCCTGGTACGCCTCTGACGCGCTGCGGTCCGCCCGCGGTCGTCTGGTTGAGGAGCCCGATCGCCTTGTCCGACTCCTCTGCGGCCTCGCCTGCCGCCTCGATCGCGTTGGTGAGGAGCCGGTATTGCATGACACCGGGAACCATGCCGAGCGCACCGTTGAGGAGCTCCTCCTGATTGCGCTGGAGAGCCCGGAACGCTCCGCCGAGATTGCCCTGCGAGAGCTCGTAGGCGACCTCGGCAAGCGGTCCGGCGAAATTCTGTACCTGCTCGCCGATGGTGTCGAAGACAGAGCCCGCGACGCGCCCAAAGATGATCACCGCGCGAATCGCCAGCTCGAAAACCTCATTGATCCCGCCTGGACCTCCAAGGCTGTCGACGAACTCGAAAAGCGCGCCCTGTGAGACGGTCGAGAGCGTCGCGATCGATCGCTGGAACTGCGCAGCGCTCGCGGCTGCCTTCGGCCCGACGTCTACGCCAAACTCGGTCGCGAGCTGGACGAACGCGTCGAGGTTGTCGATCGCGCCCGACTGGATGAACGCCGGCCCGGCCTTCAGTCCGAAAATGTCCATCGTCGTCGCGGCCTTCTCGGCCTGATTCTCGATCGCTGCGAGTGCCTCGAAGGTCTCGCGCAGCACTTCGTCAGAGCTGCGGAGGTTGCCCTCGACGGTCTCAACATCGACCCCGAGCTTCTCGAACGCGCGCGCGGCCGGGCCGGCTCCTCGGGCTGCGTCGGACATGGCCTTCGGGAGCTTTCCGAGACCGGATTCCAGCTTCGAGAACTCGAGCCCACTGCCCTCCGCCGCCAGGCGCAGACCGGCGAGCGTTTCAACCGCGACACCGGTCCGGGCGCTTGCGTCCGCGAGCTCGTTTTGCAAGTCCGCAAACGCCTGCGAGAGTGCGACCACCGAGGCCGCTGCTCCGAGGATGGCGGCGCCTGCCATCGCAGCCGAGTCGGCCATCTGCTTAAATTGCCGCTTGTTTGCCTTCGCTGCTCGAGCTGCTGCTCTCTCTGCCTGCTTGAATCCGGTGTTGAGCTCCTTGACCATCTGCGCGGCTTCTTTCTTCGTGACGCCGTCGAGCGTCGCGAGCTGCCGCTTTAGGTCACCGAGCTCCGCCTGGAAGCTAAGGGAGATCGTCTCGCGTCCTGCTGCCATTTAGAGCACTCCTCGGAGGACTGCGACGAGGTCGGCCTCCAGCTCGCGCGAGAGCGTCCGCGCCATTTTGCGGCCTGGTGTCCGCATCTGCCGGACGAATGCCGAGCGCTTCGTCCCGACCTTGCGCTGCGCTGCATACCGATCGAACGGGACGCCGTCGCGCCAGATATGCCGCGCACGCTGCTCGGCGGTCGTCTCGCCCGTCATCACCGACTTGATGTAATAGCCGTAGGGCGCGGTGTTGTAGACGGTCGCGATGATCTTCGATCCGGTGAGCGTCATCCGGGTCCCGAACAGCTCTACCGAGTGCTTCTGCCCGTGCTTCTTGCGCGTCGGGTTGCCCTTGGTGTTCCGGTCGACTGGCCAGCCGTCTTTAGCTTCCGCCTCGAGCTTCTCAACGGCCTTTTGCATGTCGTCGATGACCTTGCGGAGCCGAGCCGAGCGCGGGTCGACCGAGTCGCGCAGACGCCGGAGGACCTGTTGCGACTGGATGGTGACGCCGCCGGTGATCGCTGGTGCCATACTGCTACCCGCCCGTCCAGAATCGCTCGCCCTCGGTGGTTGCAGTGTACCGCTTCCGGGGCTTCTGCGCCTTCGTAGCCTTCTGCATGGCACGGGCTCGGAGGTTGGAGTCGGCGAGCATGGCGATCCGGTCCTCCTTCGGGAGCGCTCGCCATTCCGGCGGCGTGATGCTGTAGTCGCGGCATACGGCGAGGATGGCCCGGTCTATTCCTCCTCGCCGCTCGAGAAACCCTCGGCTGCCTCGACCTCCTCGCCTGTGATCAAGCCCTCACCGCAGAGGCGCCAGGCGACGAGACCGGCGCCGATGACCTCGGGAAGCGGGACGCCTCGCGCGACGAGCTCGTCGAGGACTGCGCCGCCGAACGCGAGCGCGTCGAAGCGGTGCCGCGCGAGCTGCGTCCGGGGCTTGTTCTTGCCAGCCCAGCAAAGCGCCAGAGCGGCAGCAAACGCGCGGTTTGGGTTCGAGGTCGCGGCGCTGTAGACGTCCCACCGAGCCGAGGCCGATGCCGGCGCCTCGAGCGGGACGTCTACGCCTGCGAGCGTAACGGTCGTTGTCATGGTGCTCTCTCTCTGCCCTCGAGGGGCTCTCAGGTCATCGTGACGGCGCCGTAGACGGTGCCGGAGATCGTGACGGTATCGGGCTCGCCCTCGGCGATTGCCATGGTGCAGTGGACGTCGTCGAGCGTGATCGTGTGGTCCGCGGCGTCGCCGAGATCGGTGCCCTCGACGGTGAGCGTGATCTTGACGGCGTAGACGTCGGAGCCAGACAGGGTCGACACGTTTGCCGAGTAGCTCGCCTGCTTGAGCACGAAGTCGACAAGGGTGCCGTCGGTGCCGTCGGAGAGGTCCGCAAGCTGTGCCGAGAACGTGACAGTCGGGAACTCCCGAGCGGCGAGACGAACCGAGTGCAGAGATCCGCGCGTCTGGTACGCCTGGACGCCGCGGCTGCTCTCCTGGAGCGTGTCCAGCGAGAGGTCGCCGACGGTGAACGGGATCGCGAGGCTCACTGCGGTCGGCGTGGTGCCGTCCTCGACAGTGATCGAGCCATCGTAAAGGTGCTTGATAACGGTGCTTGCGGCCATTGTTGGCTCCTACTGGAAAGCGAGCCGGTGGATAGCTCGGAAGGTGATCACGGAGAGGAGGAACTCGAACTCGGTTGTCGGCTCTCGGGCGGCGCTCTCGAAGACGATATGAAGATCCGTCCGGGTGATGCCCTCGACGGTCGTGATCGCGAGCGCCTCGAGCGCAAGCAGGGCGTCGAAGTCCGCGACCTGGTTGTCCGCTCGGTGGTTGCCGGCGACCTTGACCTCAATCGTCGTGTTGACGAGCGCGCCCTCTGTGAGCCGCTGCCGCTGCGACGTCGGATGCACTCCGGTGAGCGGAGCTCCAACCGCGCATGCGCCGTGCATGAGCAAGCGCGCATCCATGCCGAACAAGTCCGGGTGAAAACGCGACTTGGTAAAGCTCGGCGACGCGACGAGCGCGGCCTCTACGCGCTGCCGGACGGCGGCGACGGTGAGCGCGCTCATCGGACCGACCTGCTACGCCCGCCACACATCCAGAGCGTGCCGTGGCCTCGACGGCGTCGGACGTCGTCGGCGTGTCCGTCCTCGTCCGAGTCGTACCGGAACGTCAGACGGCGCCAGGTGTGCTCGTACTGCCGCCGGTACTGCTGCGCGCGTGCCTCGTATGCTTCGTTGAGGCGCGTCGAGAGATCCTCGAAGACCATTGCGAGCGTCAGCTCGAGGTGCGGACCGCGCAGAGCCGTAGGCGACAGAATGAGCGCGGGCCGGTTGCCTTCCTGGATCAGTCGCTGCGAGATTTCGATCCAAGCCTCGTCGCGGAACGTCTGGAAGGTTGTGAGGCTTGTGATCGGCGTAGTGCCCGCCGGGTCGAGGCTCGAGACGCGCTTAAAGAGGTCCGGATCGGTGAGCACCGGGTAGAGCGCAGCGCGAACGAGCATCGCCTCGTTCGAGAACTCGAAGACGTCGCCGTCGACGGTGACGATGTAGGAGATCCGCCAACCGTCACCGAGCGTCTCGGAGCTCGTAGATGCGCCCGTGACAGTAACGGTGCCGAGCTTGTTGCCGTCCGAGAGGACTACAGTCGGTGTCGAGAAGACGGTGCCGTCGGGCCGGTAGATCGTGGCGCTAGCGCTCGACATGTTCTGCCGCGCGCCGTTGAAGTAGACCTCCAGCACGGCGTGCGAGTCGCGCCCCTTGACGATCAGGTCAGGCAGAGCGAATCGGGCCGCGTGGAAGATCGTACCGTTGTGCGCCATCTGCTACCTCTTCTGCCGCCGATCGGCCTGCTGCGCCTGCTTGACGGCCTCGCGACGCGCGTCGGAGCTCGACACGCCCTGGTCGCGGAGCCGCTTCTCGAACCGGTCGCGCGCCTCGCGAATGCTCTTGTCTTCGCCGCTCATGCCTTGCCTCGCTTCCGCGTTCCGGTCGGAGCGGGCTCGGGCTCGCCTTCGACCTTGCTCCAGGCTGCGTCGAGCCGGTCAAGCGCTGCGTCGATGCGCTCGACGTCCTGTGCGGCGTACTTGTTGAGGTCGGCCTGTACCGCCTTGCGCGATCGGCTTGTCATGAGCTGGTCGCGGAGCAGGTCGACAATCGCCGGATCAGGCGGAGCGATGTAGCCCTCTGCCATGAGATGACGGAGCCAGGCGTTGTATCCGTCTGCGTCGGTGACCCAAGTCACACGCGAGCCGATAGACCGCGGCTGCTCCCAGGCGGAAACGTGGATCGGACCGGCTCGCCCGTCGAAGACGCGAACGTAGCCGGCGATCCCGTCGGGCGTCATGCTCGAGGGGCATGCCTCGGGAGGAATCAGCGTCCAACCGCCCTTGCGAGCGTTGACCTCTGCGCGGGTCGTGTCGCCATAGTTGTCGACGTTGTTGACGCCGGGCGCGTGGCTCATGGTCGCGAGGACCGGCAGGAGCTCGCCGTTGACCTCGTGCCATCGAGCCGGATGATGGATGAAGGTGAAGTCGGCGCGCGGCGCCTCGTTGAGAACCTTCGCGGGTCCGCTGGTGCGGCGGATCGGTGCTCGTCCGCCTCCGATAAAGTCCGTCGGCATCGTGCTCTCTCTGCTTCGGGTTGGTGTTGAGGGTGAATGGACCGGGGCCAGGCCGGGACCGAGAGAGAGCGAGAAGCCCCCGCCCGGCCCCGACCCGGAGGGATCACGCGTCAGTGATGATGCTGACGCCCATGCCGTCCTGCAGCTTGGCGATTCCGAAGTAAGAATTGCCTGTGATTGCGGTCAGAGCGCTCGCGCTGTTGCGCTCGTACTCGACGGCGATCACGGTGCCGGCGGGGAACTGGAGAGCGCCGCCGAGAGCTGCAATCGGACGGACGGAGCCCTCGGCCATGCCGATAGCGCCGTACCCCATCATAGCGCCGGCGCGGTCGGCGCCTGCGTTCGCGGTCGGCACCTTCGAGGACTTGTAGAGGTCCACGCCCATAAAGGATCCGGCGTAGCCCTGGCCCTTCGCAGCGAGCATCTCGACGGTTGCCGGGCTGAACGCGATCGCGTTGCTGGCCTCGGCGCGGATGCTGTTCTGCAGGTCGGTGAGCTGCACGGGGTGCAGGACTGCGACGTAGGGGGTCTGCACCGACGCCTGCTCGAGAGCGAACAGAGCCGAGAAGAAGTTATCGACGGTCATGTCGCTGCCGGAGGTGCCGACAGTCGTCGTGAATCCGTCGATCGTGTTGCAGATCGCGTTGGTCACGGCCATCTCGTAGGCGCCGACCATGTCAGCGGCGAGGCGCTCGACATTGAGGCCGACCGAGTCGGTCATGTTGGCGAGGTCGGAGATCTCGCGGCGGAGTGCGTAGCGGGCGATCGTGATGTCCGCGGAGCTGTCGGTGAGCGGCGTGTTCACCGCGGCGGTAGCCTCCGCGGCAGGCGCCGTCATGAGGTCGTACCCGTCGAGACCGGCCTGCGGCACGGAGAGCACGGCGCTACCACGCCCGGCGATGTTGCCGGCCTGGAAAATCGCGGGGTGGTTGCGGAGCGAGAACCGGTCAGCCAGGAGGAGCTGGATCTCGTTGTTCAAAATCTTGGCCAGGCGCAGATCGCCAAGCCCGCTGTACAGCACTTCGTCGGCCATGGTGGACCTCCATAAGAACGTGCGAGGGTGGAGCGGTTGACGAGCCCTCGCGCGTTTTACGGGGTGCGACCCGAGGCTCTACCCGGGAAGCCTACAACCTCCCGAGCGGCCTGTCAACGCGATCAGATGAGCGACGTGCCCTTGAAGCGGTCCCGGTGCTGCCGGTACTGCTCGAGGCTCATGCTCATGACGTCGACCGCCTTCGGTGCGGCCTCGAACGCCTCCGCGCCCTGGTTTGGGTTCGGTGCCGGTGCTGCCTGCGGTGCTGCCGCCTGCGGAGCCGGAGCCGGTGCCGGTGCGAGGTGAGGACGGAGGACGAGCGGCGCCGCGTTCGGATCCGACTTCCACGCCTCGAGCGCTTCCGGGAACGCGGGCCGGTCTGCTTCGGGGAGTCGGTTGTAGGCCCACCGCGCGGCCTCGTAGAGCTCGGGGTCGGTGACGCCGATCCGCGCTGCCGCCTGGTATTCGGTGAGTCCCTGCGCTGCCTGCCGAGCTGCCTGGTTGGCGGCCTCGAGCTGCTGCGCCAGGGTGTCCGCAGTCGCGGCGCGCTCGGTGAGGGTCTGCGCCTCGGCCTCGAGCTCCTTGATCCGCGCCTCGAGCTCCAGTCGCTTGTCGTTGACCTCGCGGAGCCGGTGGATCGGAACGAGCTGCTCGTTCTCCGTCTTGGTGTCTTCGCTCATTGCTCTCTCCTGAGATGGCGCATTAGCGCCCGGTTGCGCGGCCCTCGGGACCACGTTTCGAACCATTCCGCGTCGTAGCGGCGAAGCTCGCGGATCGCCCAGCGTCCGCCGGCATCTCCGCCCCACGCATGCCACGCGACCCAACCCTTACCGCGCTCGCTCCACGTCTCGCCCTGCTTGTCGACGAGGTGCCGCGAGAGGTAGCCGAGCATCCGTCGGAGCGTCGCGATCGAGACGTTGCGGCGGTTGGAGAGGTCGCGAGCTCGAGCCAGACCGACCGGCGTGAGACCTCGACGGGACGGAGGCGCGGCCTCGCGGACCTCGAGCGCGCGCGCGGCGGCTCTGGCGACTCCGAGCGGCGGGCGGAACGGCGGCACCGTTACTCCTCTCGGAAGTCGTCGGCGGCGTCTGGGTCGCGGATCTCGAGGATCGCGCGCGTCGCCTGCGCCTTGGTGACGCCCGGGTGGAGCTCCATATATGCGCCGACCGGCGAGAGGAGCCCGGCCTCGAGCATGGCGATTACGTCCTCACGACGCGCGCGGCGCTCCTCCGGCGAGAGGGGGAGCTCGTGGTAGAGCACGCGGTAGCCGCCCTCGACGTAGCGCCGGCCCTCAGGCGCTCCGGTCGCGCGGTTGAACATCGCCGCGCACATGCCAACCAAGCGCTCGTCTGAGTCCCGGAAGACGTTTGCGTACTTCCGTTGTGCCTTGCGCTTGCCCTCGTTGGTGAGCGAGATCGCGGCGCCGCTGCGGGCGGTGCCTCCGAGCCGCTGAATATCGGACGGAGGGACGCCGGCGTCCGAGGCAACGCGGGCTGCCATGTTGGCGAGCGTCTCTTCCATCTTGCCTGGATCGCCGCCGGCGGAGAACTGCCCGATCATCGGCTGCCCGACGCCCTCGTTGTCCGGGATGCTCTCGAACTGGATCAACGACGCGGGATCGGTCACGACCTCCGCTCGAGCGCCGTCGGTGGTCTCGACAACCGACACGCCTGCCGGCTGGAGGTTGACGACGTAGCGCTGAGGCCAGCTCGCATCGCGGAACGTGTGCACGACCATCTGATGCAGGACCGAGAGGTCGAGCGACGCCTCTACAAGCTCCTGCCCGTCGTAGGGGCTGAACAAGTGCTGCCCGCCGCCGGTTGAGTGGTAGAGCGCGAACGGGATGAACGGGCGACCGCTCGAGCGGCGGAACGGGTACGCGTCGCCCTCGAACCGCCCGCCGAGGTAGTAGTCCGTGACGTCGAGCTTTAGCTTTCCGTTCTCGTCGACCAGGTGGATCATGTAGACCGGGCGATCGGGATCGCTGACGTCGTAGTGGTCCGCGGTCCAGCCGAGCTCGCGCGGGCCGCCGAGCTCGCGAGGCGGCAGACGTCGGAGCCGGTACTCAATGAGCGCGACCGGCTGCCGCGGGTCGTCCATCGTGGCATAGGCCCGGACGAAATCGGGCGTGACCATCCGGAACGAGAACCGACCGCGCTCGTCGACGTGAGGACGGACGAAACACTCGTTCAAGCCCAACGTATAGACCTGAACGCGCTGCATCATCTGCCAGAGCCCGGAAACCTCGAGCTGTCGAGCGATGCCGGGATCTGCGATCTGGTCGTGAAGGATCGTCGGCGTCTGGTCGTAGAGGACCGACAGCTCGGTGCAGATCGACCGGAATGGGTTTAGCGCCAGGCTCAACGGTCCCCACGCATCGCGCCGAACGGAGCCAAGGTGCTCCTGTAGACGCTGCTCGAGGTCATCGCGCCAGGTGCCCTCGAGCATGCGACGACGGCGACGCGTCTCCTCCCACCGGCTCGCCTCGCCGGCGTTCGTCGGCGTCGGCGGGTTCGGGAGGCTCGGGTAGTCGGGAAAGCCGGGCTGATACATGCGCTCGCCTCAATACAGATAGAGCCGTCGCTTCGTGCGCGCGCGCCGCGGAGCGAAGATGCTTCGTTGCAGAGCATAGCGCAGCGCATCGATCTTGTCTTTGTAGTCGTCGTCTCGGTAGTCCCAGCGGAGGAGCGCCTCGATCACGGCCTCGCATCGCGGGTGGACCTGGAAGTGCCCGTCATGAACCATCGCCTGATGCAGGTAGCGGCATCCGGCATCTACGGAGCCCTTGCCTCGTCCCTGCCCGCGCTTGACGGTGCGGATCGACGGCGAGAGCGACCGCGACGGGACGCGGAGGAGCCTCGCGACGGAGTCGATTAGATCGCGGTTTGACTTCTTGTCGGCGATCCCGCGGAGGTAGAGCCGGTCGCCCCAGACCTCGTCGAGCTGTGACCACCGGAGCCCGTTGCGCTTGAGCATCTCGAGAATGCCGCGAGCGTCGTCGGTCGTGCTGGTGTTCTCGGCTCCGATGTACTCGTCCCATACGATCACGCGGTCCTGGTCGCCGCTCTTGTCCACGAGGACCAATACCGCGCACTGTTTGCCTACCTTCGTGCCGTGATCGATGCCGACGCAGACCGTGACCTCGCCCTCCGGCGGCGTGTCGCTAACCATGGTGGTCTGATCGAATTGCGAGAACACGCGGCCCTCGACGCGCATCTCCCATTCACCGTCGACGACGACCGGGACCTCCTGCGGGAGTGTGTTGCGCCGGATCTCGTCGATCCACGCCTCATCCATCGGCGTGCCGTCCGGGAGCTCGAGGGGCTCCGAGTCGCCGACCGGGATCAATGCCTCGGGCTCGAGCCGCCAGTGATGGTCCGCGACCTGCCCGGCCTCGCAGAGCTCGCGGAGCCAGCCACACGGAGCGTTTACCGGCGTGAGGCACATGAGGAGGACGCCTTGCCTCCTCACCAAGCGCTTTCGGACCTCCTCGAAGATCCGCGGGCTCTTCGGTGGCTCGTCGAACATCGCGAGGTCAATGGTCGCGCCCGCGAGATCGAGGCTGTTTTGCTGCGTCGTCTTGAACCGGACAACGCTGCCATTCGGATACCGCGCGGTCGGGCGGTTTGCGTGGAATCCGTTTACGGAATCGAACCGGGTGCCGTCGACGAGGTAGCGTCCGGCGATCGCGTAAAACTTCGCTTGGATCGCGAGCGACTGCGACCAGCTCGCGCAGATGACCCACGCCTCGATGGGTGGCTCCCGCGTCTCGTAGTGCGGGTGGACACCGAGGCACCGCCAGTGAACCTCAGCGAGCCCGCTCGTCGTCTTGCCGAGCTGGTTGCCGGTCCTGAGGAGCTTGACCGGCGACGGGTCTCGGTGAAACTCGTCCTGTGGCGGCAGCCATTGGATCCACCGGAGCGGATCGGCCTCCGCGTCCGCTGCGAGCGCCCGGACGAGGTCAAGCGCAGCCGTCATCCGAGCGCCTCGAGGAGCTCGCGGCGGAGCTTGCGCGGCATGCCCTTGGTTGCCGACTTGAACTCGCGGACGAGCGTCTCGGGATCTACCGGTCCCGACTCCGCCTGGTTGTCGAGCTCCGCCCGGTGCGCGTGGAGCTGGTCGAAGATCGTGCTTAAGGTCTTGATCGCTCCGACCTTGGCCGGTGCGATCGCGCGCGGGTCGACCGCCATGCCTGCCAGGCGCTCGAGCATCCACACGTACCCGTCTTCCCTCGAGGCGTTGCGCCAGTCGATCTCATCCGGCATGCCCTCGACGGTCGGAGCCGGTGCGGCGCCCTCGGAGCCCGGGAGGACGTGGAGCTCGGCGCGGCGCTCCTCGCGTTGTGCTCGGCGGAGCCGCTCTCGGATGACCCGAGCGTCGCGGTTGATGGTCGCTCGTGAGACTGAGAACTCGTCGCAGAGCTGATCCAGCTCCGCGTCTCCGAACTGCCCGCCTTCGATCGCCTCTTGTACGGCTGCGCGGCGGGTCTCGACGTGGGACAGGCTCATATTAGGC